GGCCAGCTGTCCAGCTGCTTCACAAGATAATGAATGCAGAGACTGTCGACAATGCTGGGACCCTATGATAAAAACTATTAAATACGGAAAACATTGAAATGTTTAGACACCCAAAATATTATAAAGAATTACGCAAGCGTAATAAATCGGATCAGTCAATTAGCTTAAGTCCTGGCGACGGTCAGGTAGGGCGTTCGACTGGTCCGGGCCTTCAAGCTGCAAGCTCCAAGCAACAAGCTATAGAGGAGACAGTTCCACACAACGATATCGAAGAAGCTTCAAGCGCCAAGCTCCAAGCATCAAGCGCCAAGCTTATCAAAAAATAATTTACAAGCTTCAAGCCCTTCGCTGCAAGCTTCAAGCTCCAAGCCACAAGCTGCAAGCTCTTGAACCTTGGACCCTGGAAAAAGTTTCACGGTCCTTTGATCAAGGGCCTCCACTAAGATAAAACTATTCTTAGGATGCTTAACATGGAAGCTAATTTGATGTGGAGATAGGCGTACCTTGTTACTCTTCGTAACTTTAAGTTCTAGAGTGAAAAAGTGGCCAGAATTATTATAGCCCAATAGATCGGGAGTACCAAGTAAGCTAAAGTTTTCAATCCTAATCCATGAAATATTGTCGATAGAATTCTTAACTTTTTGATATAATTTACGCTCTGGTCCCATGCATTTTTAGGGGTAACATTGTCATTCATTTAATAGTCCTTTGCTAGTTTATCTGGCAAGATAATACTAGAAGGCCTTTGTGTTTTAAGAACTAATCTGTGAGCAGAGTGTCCTTTGAATCCTGGAATAGGTTGTGAGTTCTCGTGTACTTCCATTCTTCTTATGTCGTACAAAGTTCCGTTTACTTCACAAAATAAAACTGCATTCTTGATAGCGTCGGAGCCGGTCGTGAACTGCGCAAGAAATTCTTGTAGATCTTTTACTCTCATGATCCTTTTTTTCTTAGCTTGTCTGTTAATTCCTCTATCACTTTTTTATAACCTTGCAATAGATTTTTATCTTTTATATTCTCAGATTCTAATTCTTGTAAACGTATACGCAAATCACTATTGAGCTGTTGGTGGGTTTCATTTATATTTTCTAAATCTTTAATTCTTTCAATAAGATCTTTCATATTGACTTTATAGGATAGTTACCTTAAATTGTCAACTATGGGTTTACCAAAAAGACTAACAGAAATGCAAATGAGATTCGCCGAGTTTTTAGTATTCGGTGATGAAACAGGACCATTAACTCAAAAAGAAGCTGCGATCAAAGCAGGGTATTCACCCAACAGAGCAAGACAAGAAGGGTCCGAACTATGCAATCCAAGACTTTCCCCGCTTGTTGTTAAATACATAGGTGAGTTGAGAGAAGAGAGATTAAGAAAACATGAAGTGACTTATGAAGGCCACGTTGCAGAACTTGCTAGACTTCGTGAAGCTGCGCTGAAGAAGGGATCTTTCTCTTCTGCTGTAAATGCTGAAGCGAACAGAGGCAAGGCAGCAGGACTATACATAGACAGAAAAATAATAAAAACTGGGAAACTAGAAGACATGTCAGAACAAGAATTAGAATCAAGAATGAAACAAATCTTAGACGACTACGCACCTCTTTTAAATGTGACTCCATCTAAAGTTTCTGAATCTTCTTTACCCACTGACGAGGAATCATCGTCCGATCCCCAAAAGTAATACCATCATCATCTTTATCATAAGACGCAAATAGTTTTATAGAGTTTTTATCTTTAGAGTATAACCAACCTTCGTTGACTGGTTTTGCAAGACTCATCTTATCAAATTCTTTATCAGTAGCCCAGCCAGAGTCACTGACACAATCAATCCACTCCACTCTGACTCTCGGATAAGGTATCTCGGGAGCACTTTCAGTTGCAATTCTTTTTCGTCTTTTCCTAGGCATAATCTCTTCTATCACATTTACATAAGGGATCTAGAAAGTTTTGAACTAACGAGACAAAACTGAAACCTTTCGCGGAAGGGCTTTTTGTATATACCCATAGGTGGACATTATTTTCTGTCCACCTAAACAAAAAGTGTCCCTAAAAGTGTCCACCCTAAAGCTAGTAATACCAACACTTCTAAGCCAAAAGTACAAAAGTACACTTTTTTTTGCTGATTTTTTTTCTAAAAAATTTTTAAAACTTTCTAGATCCCTTATAGTATATTCCTTGCCTCTTTTTCGCCATAATGTAGCTCCATTACTGCCATCTTTTCTTCGGCCTGGGCTATTTTTTCAAGTAATTTGTCTATCTCACCTGTAATATCAGGATGTTCAGGTATGATTAGTTCTTGTTCACTATAACATTTGATCTTGTACTTTGCGTCTTCTATCTCTGCATTGTATCTGTAATTTAGAACCTTTCTAAGTTTGTCGTTCATTTCCACCTCCTCATTACAATAGTACCGTCTTTCTTTTTGTATATTTTCCATGACTTTTTGCCATCAAAATAATATCCATCTAGTGTCATTTAAAGTCCTCCTCTTTCATTTGTATATTTGCTTGTTCTTTTTCATCATGTTTTAGGTCATAATACATGTCCAATCTTTTCAAAAACTCATGTTTATAGCGCCTTAATTCAGCACCTTCGACAACAAATTCTTGATAATATAGGTCAGGAGTACACATCATTATAACTCCTTGCTCTATTTTTGATTTATGAACGTAGTCATGAGCCATTGCATAAGCTGCAATCTGTAAAAAATAATCTCCAACCCATTCTCTTTGTTTTGGTCTGTTGGATTGTTTGAAGTCAACCACTGTTTCTTTGCCGTTGTGAGAGCAAACTAAATCTGTTGAGCCCGCATATAGGCCTGGATAGTATAATGTGACCTCTGAGCCGTAATATTCATTGACCGGCGTTAAACCTATGTCTATGACCTTGGAAGCCATCTTTTTAGCGACCTTTCCTAATTCTGTAAGATCATCATAACCTTCACCCAATACATATTTCTCTAAAAATTTATGCATCGCAGTACCACGATTACTAGATAGATTCTTAATCTCTTCTGCCTTCTTTTCGCCAACTTTGGCTTTCCATTCTTTTAAGAATGTCTGGTCCTTGGTCCGTGATAAAATAGTCGTGACACTTGGTAATCTATGTCCGGCGACATCATATGTCCGTGTTCCATGGTCATCGCTCCTTGAAGCATCAACGTAGACGTACTTACCATTATATTTTATCTTCTTACCTATGTTATGATATTCTTGAATATCTTTTTCATTCATCATTTTTTCTTTCTTCTCTTTCTTAATAATTTTACTCTAGTATGCCAGCACCACTCACTCATTCTAATGATATAAGTTTCAACAAACGATATACAATCGTCCAGGAACCCACAAAATTTATAAATCAATCTATCAATCATAGTTTATCTTTTAATTCTTTTAAATATTTTTCATCATCTTCATGTAGTGGTACATCTCTCTCGGGCATGTCTTCATAAAACTCAAGGTGTTCATCTTTCTTTTCTTTTTTTCCAAATATTTCTTCAAATCTTTTACGATAAGTATCATTGGAAACCCTTGATTTTCCGTCCCATTTTGACTTTTTATCTTTAGACATATTTTTCTAAAAACTCCTTAACTCTACATACTCGTTCATATAATTCTTTATAAGTTAACTCACCTTTCATCATATTAGCATAACGTTCAGAAAAAGAAAAGTTACTTGGGTGATTATTCATTCTATTACTATCTCTATGATCTACTTCAGTCAAATTACTTTTAGCATTGATAACATTTCCAGTAATAGCTGATCGTGTATACGGCGACATGATTGGTGTACCATCCGCATAGTGATCCCATTCTTTAGTATGTGGATGTAATGATTGTTTAGGAGTCTTCTCATTGACTTCGATTCCAGGCCATATCTCATTCAAACAATCTTTGACTGAGATTCCTTTGTGTTCTAGTTTTTCTTTATTTGACATATATGTTTCTCCTTCAGGGTATCGTTTACAACCATATAGAAAAGCTCTACCTTTTTTACGTAGTAAAGTTGTAAACGTCTCCTTTCTTATTTGTTTTTTTCCTCTAGATCTAAACAGATAGGCCCAAACTTTGTGCCATTCAGTTCTACCAGAGTTTTCATTTATCTTCTGTATTGCTCGTTCAGGGTCCTTGTAGTAGCTTACCATTCCAAGAGAACAACCAGCTAGTTTAGCTATTTCTCTATATTTAAGAGTGGCTTTACCATTTACAAAATATTTCATAACTTTAGATCTAAAATCTTTTTCTTTAGAAATATTACTCTGAGCCATTTGTAAACACCCATTTTACGACTGATGTTGTTGGATCAAAACCGTCAAACTTTAAATCTCTAGTGCAACCGGTAAGAATCACCATCATCAATAAGACCATCATTACTCGTCTCATATAACTCCCCTTCCGAGTCACAGTCCCAACATTGGTGTACTGTGTCTTCTTCCATTATACTAGCTACTTTTACAAAGCCATTACCTTTACAGGTAGGACAAATGTATTTTTTTAGTCTAGCCTTTTTTAACTTTGCCATTTAATTTCTTCGCTTTCTCATTTGCTATTGCTTCAATTGTTTTAGCTACACTTAACTTTGCGTCGGGCAATATTACCTTCGACAATGCTTCTAAAACCTTGTATGTTTCTTTTGATAGAGAAACATTTTTGTATTTACTCATGTCTGTCATAAGTGTTTTCCTTTCATATTTATAACCCATATATAGGTGATTTTATAGGATTGTCAATGAAAATATTATTAAGTTTAGTTATTTGTTCGCAAGTTGCGGGTTCTTGTCTAGAGCCATACGAATGGCCAACAAGATTTGATACTCAATATGATTGTTTGATGTTTGGTTATGAACAGTCTACTATAAAAATGAGAGAGATTGGTCCAACAGATGTGAACCAATATAATATGTTTATAAAATTTTATTGCACTCCAGAGAATACAATTTGACATCATTGATTTAAAGTGGTAACGGTAAGACTCTTCTCACCATTACCTACCCTTATCTTTCCCTCTTTTAGGGTAGGTGTTTTTATCCATTACTTGCCATCCACACAAACTAGGTTGCCATGCTAATTTGCTGTTGCAACGGTGGACGACAAGTCCCTATAAGGTCATATCAAACCCCGCAGATTCCGTGCACGTACTACCACGGGGCCAAAGGCTCCACACCTCCACGGT